GTTTTGTACAGCATCCTCATCACCTCTAAGGGTAGCAATAGCCGCCATAAAGTTTTGATTTTGTGCTTGTACATTTGAAACACCAGACGCAACACCCGCAGTAAAAGCCTGTACTGGATTATTTACTGGTTCTACATAATCAGGTAAATTTTGTGCGGCTCTACCGGCTTGAGCTAACTCTTGTTCCGTTGATACATTAGGAGCAGCACTTCTACCACTCCTTAAGGCTAATATACCCTCATCGATTGACACAGTTAACCTTTATCTTCGTTTAAAAAGTCCATAAGTAAGCCTCTTTCTTCACTTCCCGGTGCTCCAAACAGCTGTGAAAGTTTTGACCCCGATATTCTTGTATCTGTTCTTTTTCCAGTAGAGTCATAAAAATCTACTGATTTTATATACCTTTTCCCGTTTCTTTCTTCAGTTGTATATTTAACTCTATCCAGTTGATCTGCTAAAGACGCCCCAGCTGAAGACCTAAACCAATCTAAAAACTTTTTGTCTCCCGCATTAGAGGCATACGCAAACAAAGCTTGGCCCATAGTAGTTTTTATGAGTTCATAGGCTTGTGGATTAATTGAAGAAAGATCTACTTTTCCGTCTGAAGAAAACTTTACATTGCCTCCATTTATACCACCTGTAAGTTTAAATTTTGCAATTAGTGATTTAAAAGAAGCTATAGACTCCCCAGACCTAAAAGGGTTTTGTATAGTAGTAGTATTTTCGTTTTTTTTATCTTTATATAAACTTTCTATAAATGTTTTATTGTCGTCTATGAGGTCTGTTCCAGCTTTAATAGCATCTTGGTTATTCGTTGCTTGCAATTTTGTTAAAAATTCATTGCTCAACCTAGTTTGGTTTATCATAAATTGCGCGTTGTCTTGCGCAAACTCTGCTACTTCTAAATTAGTCGCACCAGAACCCCCAAGTATATCGACCATGTTGGTAAAAGTTGTATTAAAACCAGCCTGCCCAGATGCAGCAGCAGCTATACCAGCTGCAACTTCGAGCATGCCGAAACGTGGCCCAAATTCAGATTGGGGTATTTTAGCTATATCTTTTTCTTCTTTTACGTCGTATTTATTTAATACTTCTTGTATTTTTGTAAGTACCTGTCCATCTGTGCCTAGCAGCTGTAAAGATGCTTCATTGTCAGCTGCGTATTTTTTTAGGCCTTCCATATCTGTAAAATCAGGTTGGGGTATGTTGTACTTTTCTTCTACTTCTGTAGATAGACCTAAGTCCTTCATTACGTTGCTTGAGCCTTGAGGTTTACTTATTTCCCCTTTAGCCTCCATATAGTCACCCAAAGCTTTTTTTCTTAGTTGTTGTCTATTAAAACCGGGCATTACTTTTCTTTGGCTTGCAGGTAAACTTTCGTTATCTTTTATTTTGTTATATTCTTCAGGTTTTAAATAACCTAACTGTACTAATAATTCGTCGCTAAACACTCTTTGTGCATTTATTAAATCGGCACTTCGCCCAGAAGTACCTAAAGCTTTATCTATCTGATTAGAAGTGTATGTGTCCATTTCTATAAGCTCTTGGACGTTTCTAGGTGTACCTTGCTCTTGGTTTGCGCCAGATACGTCATCCTGCATAGCTAAGTTTCTTGTGCCAGGAAGTCTTTGTTCTATAGTGCCGTCTCTATTAACAGCTTCTTTAGGGGTTTCCCCTGGGTTTGTTTCCTCTTCTTCAAGGTTGGCTATACCCCTTTTAATAAGTCCTCTTATTGCTTCTAGCTGTTCTGCGCCTTCCTTTGGGGAAATTTTTCCGCTTTCTACATCTGCTTCTATTTGAGCTACTGCTTCTGATGCATCTTTATCTTGTGCATCTGCAAGGCCTTGTTTAGCAGCTGCTCCCAAGGTAGCTGCCCCTTTACTTCTTTTAGCTTGTTGCCCAAGCAAGATTGTATTTAACTGATCTTTCATGTCTGCAGCATTTGTAAATAATACAACGTCATTTGGGTCATTACTAAACCCTAAAGTTTTAGGGACTATGCCTTGTTTACCCTGTATAGAAAGAGAAATTTTTCCATCTTCTGGATCTACATTAAGGCCTACTATTTTCCCTTTTTCTGTGTTACCAGTATTAATATCTGTATAAGAAGTAGCAGTAGCACTAGTGTTAAGTAAACCTAAAAGTTTCTCTTGGTGCACAAATTTGCCGTTTTCTATTTTTCCTAATTCGTTCCACCCATCATCAGTTATAGCGCCAATCGAAGTCCCATTCTTTGAGTACATCTTAACAGGGTTTAGAAAGTTGCCATCCGCGTCTTGTACACTTAAATTAGCAGTATAGTCAGATATTTCTTGTGCCCTAGTCTGGTCTAAAGTTTGTTTGTTTCTTTGATATGCGCTTATTTGAGCTAATTGTGCTGCAGTTGCCATTTTATACTCCGAATGCTGCTAGCAGCATGGTTGTACCTAAGCCCGTCATCTGAGAAGAATAATTCGCTTTTGCTTGTCCGTATGCATTTTTTCTTGCGGCAGTGTTTGCAGCTGAACTAGCAAGGTTGTTTGTAGCCTCAGTGTTTAACCCTTGTCCAATACCTATAAGGTCTTGTAGGGTGGCTTGGTTTAGTTGTCTTTGGTTTATACGAGCGTTGTTTACATCGCCAGCTAAACTAAGTTGGCCTCCTCTTTGTAAAGCTCTTTGTTGTTCTTGTCTTTGCGCAGCACTTAGCCCCGCTCCTCCATACCTTTCAGTATTCCTACGTTGTATGTCTTTTGCGATTTGTGCTTGTTTTGGGGCATTTTCTCTAGCTTTATCTATTAAGGTTGTGTCGTTAGTGGCATCTAATAAACGTTTCTCAAAGTCTCTAAAATTATTAATGTAGTCGTCATAATCTTGCCTAGTTATTTCAGCGAAGGCTTTGTCCGGATCAGAAACTGTAGGTAAGTTACTAGCTACACTTCGCTGGTTGCCATACATTTTTCCATATATACTTTTATCAAACATTGTAGATAAACTCATATCAACCTCTGCCTTTTGTATCAATGCCGCCAAAACCTTTTTGGAAAAAGTTACCCTGATCCTGTCCATCGGGATCCGTGTCCGGACTTGATTCATAAGCATTCGCATCAGATAAGTTTTGGCCAAACGCACCTGCTAATCTATTCCCGGCGTTAAATAGAGCACTTGTACGCGTACCTTTTGCTTTAGCTCGTGCTAATGTTTCTGTGGTTGCTATTTTAGCAGCATTTGCTAAGCCAGCTGTTGCAGTGCTTTGTAATCCCCTAGCGCTTTTTAGTACGCCTAGTTGATCTTGTCTTTGTCCTTGCGCTCCTTGATTAGCAGCTTGTAGTAATTGAGCTCCTGCTGCCGATGCTATATCTGCAGATGTGTCTACGGACCTTGTTGCAGCTAAGGTGGGCCTGGCTGTAAGAGCTTGCATTGTATCTGCTTGTGCTCTTCCTTCTGCTACTCCGGCTATATCATCAGTTTCGGATCTATCTCTTTTTTCTTTTAGTTTGGGTAAATACGCCTCTCTATAAAACTTTTTATCAGCTAAACTTACCGCAGTACTAGTTTGGTCTGCTTCAGACTCTTTGTATTGTGATTTTTTTGGCTTACTCACTTACTGTTCTCCTATAAATTCGTGTGTCTAAACTCCATCCCCTTTTAACCGCGTACGGTTCTAATTCTGGGACATTAGATTGTGCTTCTATAAACTTACACTCGAGTTGTCTAGCTACACCTTCTATCCACTCTTCGTGGGCTAACCATTCGTGCCCACCCTTTTTATAAGTATACGCTATCCACATATACAATGTCTTGTCTTTTGTATACCTATCTACTTCTATAGTAAGTATTAAAAAACCTACGGGAGAGGTAAATAAAAAGGCTTTTTCGTTTACGCATTCGCTGTAAACATCTTCAGGGATGAAAGTTAGGTTAGGGTTTTCTTCTAGTATTTTTTCTAAACCGGGCCTTACAATGTTCCACGTGGAACGTATATCAGAGAGTTCAGGGTTACTATCACCAGTCGATTTCCTTTCCATACTTACCATACCGCCTCCTGGGCATTCCTATTCCTCTATATTTAACTTTCCTGTTCACCCCAAGGTCTCCACCCCTCGCTCTAAGTTCTGCTTGTTGGATTTCTTGGTTGAACTGTGCAAGGTACTCTCTTGCTGCCCCTACATCTGACCATTCTCTTGATGGCATACGTAAGAGTCTGTACAAAGTCCCGTATATAATTCCGTCTCTGTACGAATTAGAAAATGTTGTATCTATATTATTAGAAGTTCTTGTTGGTTTGAGAGCTACGCTAGCTACTATTTCTTTAGAGCCACTCGGTACTGGTATTACCCAAAAAGTACTTGGAGTTTTTTGTAAATACACATAGGGATTACCTGTTTTATCTCTCCAATCAGGGTAGTTTAATTCTAAGCTACGCGGGCTTATAGGATCCATATCTTGTCCGTCATACACCATGTATAGAATTTGATGTACTTCTGTTCCAGTAGGTGCATCAAAGTCGTACTCATAAACACCCGCAATTGTTTTAAAAGGGTCTAGGTCAAATACGTGAGCTTTAGACCTTTCGCATAGCTCTATTGTTGTTGCACGTAAATTGCTTTCGACCAATGAGTCTGGGCACATTGGTACGTAAGGTAATATTTCTTTTACTAAGGAATTAAAACTAGCCACGGCTAGCCTCTCGCATCAGGTACGGGTTGGGCACCATCGTTATTAGGACTTAGTAAAACTTGCGCTTGTTGGCCTGTGCCTACACTTGAAGTAAACAGCTGATAATGTTGCCCAGCTCTTTGTGCATTACCTGCGTATTCAGCATCTTTCATGTATGCTTTAAACAAAACAAAATCTATAATGGCGTTTGCAAAAATATCATCTACTGAAATTGTAGCTGTTGTATTAGCTAAATCCGTTGGAGCTGCTGAGTACACGATTTCTACGTACGCACTTCCAGCTACTCCTGGGTACACGTAAAATTTTCTTGGGTCATCCTCATCAAAAACGTAGTGTTTAACTATTGTAGTGTGTGCTGCATCTCCACTTACAGTTGGGTCGTGCCAATCTGGTTCTTGTGTGTTAAGTATATCAACATTTACAAGTCTAACAGCTCTTTTGCCGGTAGCATTTGCCGCAGCTGCAGACATGTTTCTAGTAACTTTGATTAACCTAAGACCACCAGATGGTAAGTCTTGTTCTGTACCTGTTGCTAGTTGTACGTTTGCATGAGTTGAAGAAGCTTCAGGTCTTAAATTAATAATTTCTCTTTGTGCATCATTAATATATCTAAGTAGTTCAGCTTCGGGCCACCTAACACTAGTTGTGTCTTGCAAGGTGTCCTGAACTCTACTGATAATATTAGCACCTGTTAGTGTCCCTGCCATACTTTATCCTATTTATTGTGCAGCTTTTATTTCTTCAATTAAATCTGCTTTCTTTTTACGCCTATCAAGTTCAATACCGATAGTACGACCATGTTCTTCTAATTCAACTTTAGTCATGCCGTCAAGGTCCATTAAGGGTGAAGTTGCCTCAATTACTGCATCTAAAGTTTCTAATTCTGTTTGTATTTCTACGGGGGTTTTTTGTACTGGAGCTTGTTCTCCTTTAACTTCTGAGCACCCTTCTTGTAAGCAAAGCAATCCTACGTCATGCCCTACTTCTTTTGCTACGCCTTTTTGTAACCTGACCACTGTGCCCCATGTTGAAGCTATATATTTATCTTCGTCTGATATTACCCACATAATTTTCTCCTAAAATCTAAAAGTTATAGGTGGCCAATAAAGACCACCTATAAAATATAACACAATTAATAAGCTACATCTAATCTTATTACACCAAAGTCTTCAGACTGACCTGTGTGGTCACTGTTAAACTTAGGCTTTTTAAGACCAAATATTTTACCAATTGAAATACCGTTCTGGTTTCCATAGTCAAATGTGTCTTCAACTATTTCTGGAATACCAATATCAGCCATTGCTAATGCTTGCGCACCTGCAAAGATACACGCAGAACCGTTGACATCAGCGTCAGCGCCCCATTTATACCCAGCTGAACCAGCATTACCTGATGCTCCACTTGTAGCTCCGTTTGTGTTAAACACATGTCTGAACTCATGGATCATTACGCCGTCAACCATTAAGCTTGAAGAGCCAGAGAATAGGCTTGAGCCTGGTCCTCTTACGCCAGCGTTTCTTACGTTAGCAAGAAAATCTGAATCAAGTTTAAGGTCAGCCATTACTTGTGGAGTAACAAAAAGATGGAACATCTCGTCGTTACCAGCACTTCTAATACCTCTTAGGTATTGGTCTTTAGCATAGGCTTTTAAATCTACAATAGCGCTGTAACTAAGTTTGTCAGCTGCAGCAACTGCAGTAACATCACCAGCTACGATACCGTTAGTAGCGTCAAATCTTCTATGTCTGTTAGACGTAGGAGCTGTTATATCACTTGAGAATGCTAGGTCACCAAGATTCTGTCCTGAATTCATTACAGGTCTTAATGCTCCATTATTCTTTAGTGTGTAACCAATACCAGCTAATGTTAAGAACGCTAGTTGGTCCATTCTGTCAGCCATTGCATAAGCAAGTGCATCTCTTGAATGTTCTCTAAAGTTCACAACTGATTTTTGATCAGCCAATCTACCAGATAGTCTGTTCGCAAATCTTAGTTGGTCAAGTTGTACAACTATGTCGTAAGCTCTTAGTGCCTCTTCATTACCTTCTAAAGTATTGTCACCAACGATACCGTCACCAGTCATATCAGCTAAAAGTGTTAATACAGCTCTAGCTCCTTTTTCTGATTGAGTAAGCTCAGATATTCTCTGAACCATTGCGTTAGATCCGCTACCTGCGAATTGGTTAATGAAGGACATATTTCTTGCGACACGCCAAAAATCTCTAGACCAGATCGTTAATTGTTCACTGGTTAGAGAAGCAAAGTTAGTGTTTGCCATGATAATTTCTCCTTATCATTAAAGTTTAATAACCAGTCGACTTTTGGAGCGACTATTTATCCGTATACCCACTATCGTAGGGGAAACGCTCTCGTAAGTTACGGGTACGAATCCGGCCATATTTACGCCATGACGGGCGAATAACGTTTTTTTACTGTAACGACTCAGGCCAAATATCGTTTTGACGGACGAACTTAGTTAATTTATATCACAGTTTATCCGAAATCTCCACGCATTCTTCGTAAAGTTTCTTCTGGGAGAGCATCAAACTCGTCTGTAGATAATACATTTAAATCTATTTTTTTCTCTGTTTTGTTTTTGCCTTTCATAGCAGGGGGTTGAGAATCAGCTGCTTCAAGCTTTTTAGTAGTGTTAGCTACTTTCTTTTTTTCTACTACTTTTTGCGATATAGCATTAGTTTTTGGGGTTGGCGTTCCCATAATAAGGTTTGTTGCCTTTTGTAGAGCATCTGCGCCCGCATAACCTTGAATCATATACGCATCTCTTAGTTCCATGACTTCATTTGTCTTGTTTTCGTCGTAAGAAGCATTATTTTCGTCTAAGTTAGGGTAAGCAGCCTGTATTTCTATTGCTTTTGCTTCTAAATCTGATATTTCTTGGCTTTTAGACACGGTTTGGCCCATTTTAGCCTGCATTTCAAACATCATTTGTTGTTTTTCTGCGTTTCTTATTTCATTTCTTAGCTTTACGGCCGATTCAGCTTCTCCATCTAGCACTAAATTTTGATATTCTATTTCTTTAGTATCAAAGTCGTACACTGGGACTTCAGTTACATCATCTATTACAGGAGATGTAGCTTCTTCTAGCTTTTTTTGTAGTGCTTTTTGTTTTGCAAGCACTTCATCAAACCTAGATTTTGGAATCATCGGCTCTTTTGTTTCAACAACTCCTTCCGGAACTGTTCCTTCAGTGTGTTGTGTACCTCTCTCATCTTGCTCCAGTACTGTTTCTTCTCCTTCACTTTCTCCAGCTTCGTCTGAAGCCTCAATTGTTTCTGTTTCTCCTTCCTCAACGTCTCCCTCTTCCTCCTCTTCTGTATTAGCAGAGAGTTCTGATTCTTCGATTTCTTCAATTTCGTCCTCCTTGGGAAATTCTACCTCATCGTCTGGGGTATCAAAGTTTAAATCTG